GTTTTGTATTTCTTGGTATAGATGTTTCCTATTGATAAGGTGCGGCTCATTTTAATCCTCCTGAATTTTAGGTTTTACAATTTCTTCCATGGCATTCAGTTTCAGAATCGATTCGGCACGACGTAAGCCCGATACTTCGCCACGGATGTCGTTATTCAGGCATCGTTTGGCAATTTCTTTGGCTTCGTCGGCTTCAACACCATTCATTTTAAGCACATCCATAATCATGCGGATGTAAAAGTTTTGGCGTTCGGTCTTTTCACGTGGGGTAATGGTTGTAAACTTCTCGCTGTAACGGCTGAATATTTCGCGGAAACCAACCTTTTTATTCTCGATACCGCGTTCAATTTTTGCACGAAGACCATCGGCACCCATCATGTACCAGCCGCAGGCGTGTTCGGTAGCGTTCCACAATTCTTTCAGTTCCAGAAAAGCATTGTATTCTAGGTCGCCAGCTTCGTCGATAATAATTACCGGGTACGACAGCGATTTAATCTGGTATTTCAGGTATTCCTTAACTGCCTGGTAATGGCCTTTCGAATCGGCACCAACTGTTTTAGCAATAAGGCGGATAAACTGACTTTTTGTTTTAGCCTGCGAAGCATCTACATAAAAACAGTTTTTCATGGTCTTGCTCAGATAGCGGGCAGTGTAGGTTTTTCCAATTCCGCAATCGTCAACGCAAATACGAGCCTTGGCGTGTGCCTGGCAAAATTGCACATCCTCTTCAATAATGTTGAACACTTCGGTGCGGGCTGTTTTCCATTTGCGCTCGTTAATTTCAACGCCAAAGTCGCGGCCCAGCATGATCCATTTCACGGCGGTAAGTAATCCATCGGTTTCGCCTTTTTTCATGCGGCTGTAAATGGCCGAACTAATACCGAGCGATTTGGCAAACTGCGAATCTGATCCCTCGAAATTCGCACGCTGACGGTCGATGGCTGCTAAAACTTTCTTTTTGTAATCGGTTGTTAATACATTCATAATTTTTGCTTTGAGTTATATTGGGTTTTAAAATCTGTCGCGTAATGATGATCTTCCGGGTATCGGAATTAGCTCAATGCTGTCTTCGTCAATTTCCGGAAGCTCTTCAACCTCTTCGTATTGAGGTCTGATGTGTCCGCTTAGTTTCGGTTTTAATTCGGCAATCTGGAAGTTTTCATTAACCGTCTTTTTGCGGTTGTCGATTGTGGTAATCTTATCTATTGTTTTAAATAGTCGGTGAGCATAACCTTCGACTGATGCACGGTATTTACTTTGAATTTCAATAGCTTCTAGGTCTTTCTCGGTTTGCTCCATGCGTGCACGGTTAAATTTTGGAACCTGAATGGCTTCGCAAATCATCTGGTTATCGCCACGCAAATACACGTATGCTTTAATAATCGAGCCATCGTTAGCATCGAGCCAGTAAACATCAAGGTCGCGGCCTTCAACTTGGCTCATTAAGTCAATCAGCTTGCTTCCGAAATAAATACTACCATTATCGCCCAAATAGAAATCACGATTGTCGAGCCTTATATATCCAGTATGGCACGATGTTTCTGTTTTAAATCCCAACTGCGGAACTATTGCTTTGTAATTTGTTGGCCTTAGTTTAGGATTTTGATTTGCCAGGTAATAATCGAACTTGCTTATTTTGGGGTTTTCGGCGTGTGGCATATTATTCCAATCCTGAAGTGCTTTCAAACCGATGCGGGCAATGTCATTGAAATACATTTCCTTTGGTGACTTTGGCCCTTCCTGATTCGATTCATCTCGGGCAAATGGACGCGCAATCCAATTTTCGTTTTGTTTTTCGAGTTGGTACCTTATTTGTCGGTTAACATTTTCAATGTACTTACCACGAGCGTTATTAGCTTCGATGCGTACAAATTTAAACATCTGACCTGGGGCAAGGAATGTTTCTACAAACGAACTATTTTGATTGCTTTCGGCCTCTAGTTCACCGGGTATGTTAGTTCCATATTCGTAACACTGACGAACTAACTGACGATAAAACTCGGTAGTAATTTGTTTCTTATCTGTTCCGTAAACCCATGCAATAATGGCTCCGCTTGCAACGTCACAGCCGTTATAAAACCAAACACGGTCACCGCTAGGTAGTTTGAAAGCTGGCTGTCTATCGTCAATTGAAATAATACTTCCTGCATATTTTGGTAAGTCCATCGAAGCCGGTGGAATATATTTGCCCATGTAAATCTGGCGGTCACCCGATCGTTTCAGATGTGTTCCAATTGCATTTTCCCACTGAGATAGGAAGTTATAAATGGTACTTTTCGAAATCTTTTTAAACGACTTCGGATCATACTTTAACCCTTGACGTATAATTTCACCAGTTGAACGATCAACCTTCATTTCTCGGTACACTTCAAAATAGCCATCTAAAAAAGCATCATATTGGCGGGATACCTCTTCATAACATGGTTTGCGGTCGCAAAACATGTTATTCAGGAGTTCAACTAAATCGTCGGTTACTTTTTTGGCCGATTCATTACCGTAGTTTTTCGATACCAGGCAAGGGTAACCCTCTTTTCCAAAAGCGTTAAAACGGTCGCGTAAACGCTGTTCGTTGCTTGGCAAAGTGTGGGGAATGTGCTTTTTCTGTTTCAGAATGTCGTTAAAACTGGTGCAGTCTGCCGCAAGTCTCGCCCAATTGCCACGTTCTAAAGTTCCGCGTTTGCTCAATTGTTCCTGTTCGCGGGCAATCTTCAGGCGACCCAGTGCGCCGAGTACCGAAGCATTGGCAACAAGCATTTCCTGAACGTCTGGTTTAATGTATTTTCCTGAAGGTTGGTAAGTCGAGTAAAAATCAACGGCTGAAGCATCAATGTGGTAATAGGGTTCCATCACGTGCAGTGGTTTGCGCGGGTCGCCCAATTGCAGGCGAATGTTTTCGGGTAACGAGTCAAAATCAATAAACAGTTGGCGGCCATTTCCACCGCTCTGAACCTTACGAATACCGTAACCGCGTTTTTGTGCGCGGCTAATGGCAACCTGTAAAACTTCAAGCCTGCTGTAATAGTCAGGTATCAGTTCGTCGGCGGTTACCACCAGTATTGTTGTATTGTTCCAGAAGTGCGGCATTAATTTGCTATTGATTGTTGAAATTCTATTGATCCCAAAGCCAGATTCGATCCGGCAGCGTCACGCCTTTCTTTGGGCCGTCATTTACTCGGTATCTTATCGGCCTTGAACGGCCGTATTTTTTGAATCAGCCAGAAAAACCATTGCCCGAAACGCGGCAATAAATGCAGGAATAATAAACAGGTGTGCATCGGTGAAGAAAACCATGTATAATGCAACTGCTACAAAAACGAATAAACCAATGGCAATGTAATAGTTTGACTTTTTCATGATAATTGTATTTATTGGTTAGTACTTGAGTCTTCGGTCAAAATCGATTCGCGCGATGCAATAACTTTCGCCAGTGCGTCAACTGCTTTCTGGTGCTTTTTAGCATCTATGCGCTTAAGCAGCTTTGCAGTATAATTGGCTCTTTCACCTATCATTTCAGCAACCAATGCAACATCGCCTGCACGTTTTTTTACAATTAATTTGGTAATGTCGTTCATTTGTTCTTAATTTTGTCATTGTTATAGGACAAAACTACAAAAGATTTCGCCAAGTGCAAGAAAAAAAACAAAATATTTCGCCAATAAAGCAAAGAATTTTGCAATTCGTAGATACGCTGGAGATTTCCAAGCGCGATTTCTACGATAAAACAGGCATTTCGCGAGGTACTTTGGAAAGCCAGACCGGCATAACAGAAGAGACATTGACAAAATTTTTCGCCACTTATAGTAATATTAACCCGATTTGGATCCTTACCGGCGAAGGAAGCATGGAGAAATTAAAGGATTTTGAAGTATTAATGGACCCTGAAGTCAAATACCAGGTAAAAAACGAAGCATATAATAACATTATCAGTCGTAAAGAAGAAAAGGTAAATAAACTCACCGAACGCATCGAACGACTAAAGAGCGAAATAACAACGCTTAAAAATCACTAATCGCTTACCCCCGCACGTTTTGCGTGCATTTTACACAACAAACACATGTTTTTACACACATAATAGACAATTAATTTGATTAATCATATATTAATCAAATACATATGTATTATTAATACTTCAATCGCCAATGTATTAAAGGGTATTGAATAACAATAATTAAGCACTATAATATATTTTTCAAATACTTAACATGTATCTAACCGTATTACTTTACATGTAAAATGTTTGCCCAACTGTTTGCCCAACTGTTTGCCCAACTCCAAACGCTTACAAAATGGCATAAAAAAAGCCCCACGCAAGGAGCAATTGAGCAAAAAAGGATCGTTAGAGCGTGGTAACTGGACCCGATTAGCAGCCGATTGCACCGGTTTTAACGAAATCCTGAAACAGAAAAAACACATTGAACACACCTTGCCTAGTAACGAACAGCGTTTGCGCGACCGTTTTAACTCGTTCGGAAAAGAGGGTTATGGTTGCTTAGTTTCGAAAAACTACGGTAACGATTCGGCAAAAAAGGTAACCGACGATTTGGTTGAACTCCTGAATAACATGTTTTGCGATAGCAAACCAACTTACGTTGATGTTGCCCGCCAGTACGAAGGATTTTTGAGCGGATATGTTGAAGTGATTAACAGATCTACCGGAGAAATGTACGATAAGGATAGTTTTAGGAAAATCAGCAAAAGCACTATTTATAATTACCTGAGCGCATGGGAAAACTCGGTTGCAACAACCAAAAAACGTTCGGGCGACCGTCAGGTATTGATGGGATTAACCAAACCGTACCATTCAATGAATCAACCACTGTTATCTGGCTCGACTATATCAATCGACGACCGTCAGCCAGCATTTAAAATGGCGAACGGAAACCGTGTTTGGTTTTACAACGGCGCCGATCTTGCCAGCCTTGCCATAACAGTATGGGTTTTCGGTACAGACAAGAACCAGGGCATGATGATCGACTTTTATCAACAAATGATCAGGAATTACCACGAATGGGGTTTGAACCTTCCGGCTGAACTCGAAGCCGAATCGAACCAGAATAGTTCATTTAGAGAAACTTTCCTGAAACCGGGTGCGATGTTCGAAGAAGTACGCATTGAAGCCAACAATGCCCGTGGAAAACGAATTGAGAACATTAACCGCCAGTTGCGTTACCAGTTGGAACGCTTCCACGAAGGATGGCAGCCACGCCCGCACGCACGTGCCGAAGCTTACCAGCTACGCCCAAAAGAAGCCAAAGAAATGCCTTATGGCGAAATTGTTGAGATTGGTTTACGTGCCATTGAAGACTGGAACAACATGCCGCACAACTCGCACCCCGAAATGAGCCGGTGGGATTATTTCGTAAGTCACCAGAACCCGAACCTGAAGCCAACCAACTATAAAGCCATTTTGCCACACCTCGGATATAAAACCGAAACGTCGTGCAAGCTCGGAACGATTAAACTTCAGAATAAAGAATTTTTACTGGGCGATAACGGCATGATTTATTTTGGCGAACGCCTGATTAACCTGATGAAACAGGTTGAAGGACAGAACGTGGACATTTATTGGCTGGATGCCAACGATGGTTCGATGATTAAGGCATTGGTTTATATGAACGACCGCCTGATTTGCGAAGCCTTACCAAAACCACGCTACAACCGTGCAACCATTGAACAAACACCCGAAGACCATGCCAACCGCGAATTGATGAGCAAGTATGTGGCATCGGTTGAAGGTTACCAGAACCGCTCGTTCAAAGCCATCGACAAAGTAACCATTATCGACAACCGTTCGGTAACCCTGAATAAGAATTTCCAGATGCCCGGACGCAAAGCCGTAGCGCAAAACATGCCTCAGTACGACGATGCCGAAGAACTACCTGAAATTGACGAAGACAGCATTGAACTATTGCCGATAACCGGAAAATCAACACTAAGAGACAGATTTTAAAACCCAATAAACTCAAAGCAAAAATTATGAATGTATTGACAACAGATTTTAAAAAGAAAGTACTAGCAGCCATCGACCGTCAGCGGGCAAATTTCGAAGGATCAGACTCGCAGTTTGCCAAATCGATTGGAGTTAGTGCAGCCGTTTACAGCCGCATGAAAAAAGGCGAAACCGATAGTTTACTAACCGCCGTTAAATGGATTATGCTTGGCCGCGACTTTGGCGTTGAAATTAACGAGCGTAAATGGAAAACAGCCCGCACCGAAGTATTCAACATCATTGAGGAAGATGTACAGTTTTGCCAGGCGCATGCCAAGGCTCGTATTTGTGTTGACGACTGCGGAATTGGTAAAACCTACACCGCGCGCTACCTGAGTAAAACACTGAAAAACTGTTTTTATGTGGACGCCAGTCAGGCTAAAACCAAAAGCCAGTTTATTCGCCTCATTGCCAAAACCGTTGGCGCCGATTCGAAAGGACATTACCAGGGCGTGAAAGAATTGCTTAAATACCAGATTAAATCGCTTTCGTTTCCGGTTATTATTATCGACGAAGCCGGTGACTTGGAATACAACGCTTTTCTGGAACTGAAAGAACTGTGGAACGCTACCGAACACGCTTGTGGCTGGTATATGATGGGTGCCGATGGACTTCGCGCCAAAATTGAACGCGGTATTGAAAATAAAAAGGTTGGTTTTCGCGAAATCTTCAGCCGTTACAGCGAGAAGTTTACCACGATCACACCCCGCGAAAAAACCGAACGCCAAAACTTTTACATCCGCATGATTATGGATGTGCTTAAAACGAACGGCGTTGAAGCTGACGAAGCCAAAGAAATTGCGAAACGCTGCCTGAATAACGACATCCGTGGCGAAGTATCGGGCTTACGCCGTGCCGAATCGATCCTGAAACTGAATACCATGGAAGAAATTATAAAACCCAAAATTCAGGAGGATTAATCGCATGACCCGAACCTTATCAATCGGTAACATCTACCAAAAGAAATACAAGAT